TAAAGTAATCTACATGTTCAGAAACAATACTTGTGTCTTTCTTCAATCCCACTTTTTGAATTAGTTTATCTTTGGGTGGGTTTTCATTCTTATATTCCTCGATAGCATCAGCTTTTATTTGAGCATCATATTCTTCTTTTTCAGTAGCTTTAACTACGTCATCTTCAGATTTTAACTCATCTGCAAGCTTTTTCTTAACTCTTAATTGTTTAAGTGCTTCTAGCTCTTCGAGGGACATTTCTTCATAATTAGTCATTATTTATATCCTCCTTTTTTAATTGCTTAATAATTTCTTGTCTACGTTTTTCGTAGTCATCTTGTGACAAGTCACACTTGCCATCTTTACATTCGTTGTTGATTCCACATCCGTCTTTATCATTGCAAGCTCCCCGTAACACGGTTGACAATGCTCTTGGTTGTATATCGTAAATATACTCAATCTCATCATCATCTTCTAACCCGTAAGCAGCGTATTCCACTCCTTCAGGTAAGTCTTTCGCTTTCATTTTACCTCGTTTTCCCAGGAATGCTACTGAGACATTCGGGGTCATCCCTGCTTCTTTGCAGAGTTCTACATAGCTACGCCATGCTTTTCCGTACAGTGTGTTTTCATTAACATGTATATTCATGCTAACTTCCTTTGTTTTTGAATCATATGAGGCATCTTTCTGAAATCCCACGAAAAATCTAATGTCAGAACTAGCACCTAATCCCATTAGATGAGTTGTTCCCATATGGTTAATGTCATGGAGCGTTCCATTCCACTGTTTATAAACCTTTTCAAGTTCATTAGCTGGAAGAAATACTCCTCTCATAAATCTATCTCCGATAATTGCTACTGCTCTGTGTCCATCTTTATTAGATGAGAAGTGAGTTGTTTTAACAGTTTCATTTTCTTCCACAATCACCGTTTCACTTGGTTCAGTCATAGCAACATCCATTGTAAACATTTCAAATTCAATTTTTTTATCTTTAGACATATAATCACTTCATATTTTTAAATTTTTTAGCTTGCTCTGAGGGAGTAAATATTTTTTCGGCATGGCTTTTTCCCCACTTTGAAATACTTCCATCTTTTCTTCCTTCTTCTGTTTGTTTCATAGTCTTTTCCCAAACATTAGGATACCACTTTTTAGGTGGTTTGAGATACGGTTTAAGTGCTTTTTGATATTCTTCTTTATGTTCTAGGATATAATTAAGCATCCAGATTGCTTCATCTCTATATGCAGTGTCTCGATTAAGAATCCAAATGAATATTTCACTCAGTTCTTTTATCATGTTTCGTTGATGACCATGTTCCACTTTATCTGCCATATTAAAAACATCTCTATATAACATAGCGAAAAGGGGATTTCCACAATTATTCATATCTTCTTTTATACTACCTGAACTAGCACACTTACCTAATTTTTTTCTTAATAGTCTCATTCCGAAACGAATATATTTTTTTTGAAGCTCACTATCTAATATATCAGCCACAAGTATCACTTCTTATTTGCAGCTTCAGCTTTTTTTAGTGCTTCCTTCATTTCTTTTTGTTTTTTGTCATCATTAACTAGTGCATCAAATTCAGCTTCAAACAATATTTTTTCATCTTCTTTAGTATTCTTTAGTTCTCTATTTTCAGATATTTTCTTAACCCTGTATTCACCGAATTTCTGTTTAAGGAATGCTTCAGTTCTAAGTCCCGTTTCTATAAAGAGGTCACTTTTATTTTCTAGTTGCCCTTTAATTCCATCAAGTGCTGTTCTTAGTTGAACTAATTGTGAGTTTAAATATTTTATTATTTCATCCTTATCATTAATAGTAGTTGTAGTTTCTGGACCTATTGGAACATTTATTGTTTTATATTCTCCAGTTTTAACTTTCTCTATGTTTTTTTCTATTGCACTTACAGCTAATTCGTATTGTCCATATTGCTGTCTTGTTTTTGCATACACATTACTTATTTTTACTAATCCTTCAAAGTACTGTGCTTCTTGTGGCACAATAGGATTTATTTTTGGTAATGTTTTTAATATTTTCTTTTCCAATTTTTTACTCACGTTACTTCTCTTTCGAGGCTTATGTTTTTGATTTGCTTTACTCATTTTTTTCTACTCCTTTTTATATTTTTTCTTTAATAAAAATGACCACCAAATATAATTTGTTTTATATATTTCTTGTAATATTTATTTACTATCCAAACTGCCGGTCTAATAAAAGGTCTATATCCACCCTTATAAAATACAGGATTCTCCACACTTCCAACGGAGGGTATGCCTCTCCATCCCCACTCATTGAAACTTGCATATTTAACTCCAACAGTTAATTCGTAACTAAAGTTCCCCGTAACTTGTCCTTGTATACTATCTCTCATTTTACCTGTATCTACTGGACATAATCGCCTAGCTGTTTCTAATGCTTCATTCATAGCACGTTCCATGACATCACGCCATGTTTCAGCAGCAATTCGCTTTTCCATGTTTTTAATTATTTTTGTAAGCCCTGTGACTTTCATTCCGACTGCTGGCATCTTAATCTTTTTCTTCTTCCTGTTCTTTAAGTATTTTTTTACCTAGTTCTTTTTCTTTTTTAATCTTGTTAGCTTCCGCTTTACGACAGCGTTTTATCATAGCTCGTTCTTCATCTGATAGTCCACCTCTTATAACCACTTGCATATCTTCCTTTTGATTTTTAAGTGCCGGTGGACTTGGTCTACTCGGTGAGGGTGCTGGATTTGGTTTATTTGGATTTGCTGGAAATGGAGGTGCTTTAGGTATAACTACTTTAATTTTTTTACTCGGGTCTAATTCAATCAATCCTTTATTAATAATACTTCTCGCCTCCTCATTATCTATAACTCCATCTGTTTTCGCCTTTGTAGCGGAGTTAACTCTTGATTCTAATAATTTTGCTTCAGTCCCCTCATCAATATAAATGGCATTCCATTCTAATTCATATTTCCATTTTCTACCTTTAGCTTCAATAATTCTCTTATACAAATCTTCTATTAATGGTTGATATACCAAATCTTGCATATCGTGTACATCTCTATAATAATCTGCATAACCGATTTCTGAACCTGTAACTCTACCTACTTGAACACCTGTTAATATATGTGTAGGCATATTGAGTGCAGCAGCTATATTTAATATTACATAATCATAGAAAGGTTTGGGGTCTATTGCTTTCGGATTCTTTATATCTATTTTTACATCTTCATCATGTATGTATGCACCTGGATGTTGTGCTGCAACCTTTATCATTTCTTCTTGTTCTTCAGGAGTCATACCCTCCCATTCCATGTCAAGTATTCCGTGACTGAACCAAGAAAGTATTTTACCAGCAGCAATATCAATATTCTTTTTACTTTCAATTGTATGTCTAAGTAAATCTATTTTAGATAATCCGAATTTTGAAAATGGGAGTTTATCAGATACTATGTGTTGAATACGGTCAGGATGAATGTAATCTTCTTTCATATTTACGGTGTCATCATAGTAATAACACAATTCTCCCTTGTAATATTTCATTTCTGTTATATGTTCAGGATTAAGTAGTTTAACATCATATGGTTCTGAACTAACATCTACTGGTTCATGTATTTCTTTGTGTTCATCATTTAAGAAGGTTATCAATAAAAATCCATCCCCATAAACATCTGAACATTCACCGGCTTCGTAAAGTTTAGCTTTGTATCTACTTCTTTTTTCAAATCGTTTTAAGGCATCTAAATCAGTAGCTACTGGATTACCTCTATCTTTTTCAGCTTCTACTTTAAACCATGCTCTAAAAATATCCATGTTTTTCTTTTTAATTCCTTTCATAAGGATAGGACTTTGCTGAGATAATTCTCTACGTTTTATTGGGGATAATTTAATATATCCTTGTTTTCCCAAAAGTGGGTCATAGTTGGAAGTTGTGAGTAGTTTTTTAGTTTTTGTATCTACTTTTTTCTTAGTTATAGCTATATATTCAGTATAAAAATTTACTAGCTTATCTCCAACAGTTTTTTTAGGCATTTTTTTCTCTCCTTAAATATCTTCAATACTCCACAATTTATTTCTAACAAATCCTATAGCACTTTTTAATCTGAATATTTTTATATCTACAAGAGCATACCTTTTTGCATCTTGAGAGTGGTCATCTTTTTTAAGTGGTTTTTCACTGTCATTTTTCCCTAATGATGTTTTATCATATCTGTATGCTTGCACTTCTCTTATGTAATTAGGGCAATTTTTTTGTACAAATAGTTTATTTTTTTGAAACATAGATTTAATTTTAGCTATTCCAGAATCTACATCATTATTTGCTTTTATTATTGGTATTCCTTTAGAGTGTGCTTGAGTGATTAAATCTAATGCAGATGGGTCACAGTATACTTTTTTATATTTATAGTGTTTATGTAATTTTTCTAATACAGAAGTTAGATTTACAGATGTAGTTGGATTATAATATTCATCTATAATAATCGAAGTATTATCTTCCATAACTCCTATAGTTAATATGCAGCTTGCATTACGACTTCCAAAGTCAACACCTGCAATTATATACTTGTAGTTTCTATCTTCCTTTTCTAAAACATGTTTTGTAAGATTAAAAGCTTTGTAAATTTGTCCAGAGTATGCTCCCCATTTTCCGTTAAGAAATCTTCTTATCCAATCATCGTCATAAGAACTTTCCATATTCTTTATGTATTCTGGACGTAAAAATATATTGTCATAAGTGGTTGTTTCTACATAGAAATATTTAGGACCTGGATTTCCATAGAACTTTTGCCATATCCAATGTGTTTCAGCTCCAGGATTTGTAGTAAGCAGTCCAAAGCTATATTTTGTTTTCTTACCCCTTTTTCTAGCTATTAATTGATTAAAGATAGTCACATCTATTTCAATCGGTTCATCAAGACAGAAGAAATCAACTGTGTATCCCCGTATTTTTTCTTCACGGTCACAAGCAAGGAAGTAAATTATACTATCATTATAAAAAGTAATCTTCATCTTTCCATGTGATTCTGATACTTGTTTAATTAATGTAATTGGAATATTATTTTTATCTAATAAGTCTTGATATTTATACAATTCTTCTTTAAAGACTGTAAATACAACATTGGATAATTGAGTGTAAGTTAATGAACCTATAATTCCTTTACATCCAGCATTATTTACACACATTTTAATTGCCATATGAGCTAAGAGTAATGTTTTTCCAGCTCCCACAGCTCCAGAATATAATACAAACTCATTTGTCTTGACAGCTTCCATTACTTCTAGTTGTTTAGGTAAAAAAGCCCAATTTGGTTCAAGATATATAGTTTGTTGAGTAATGTTTTCGCCACCATCCACCCGAAATAAGTATTTCGCTCCTATAATGATTCTAAAAAAGAAATTTCGGCATAGCTTCCGCTTACCTTATCTCAATAATAGTATTGTTGCCACACATAGAGAATAAAGCGAAACCTTTATATACTATGTTTTCAGTAGCGGTCTATATATTGAGGAGAAATGAAACCGTTCATATTTTATACTGTTCCAAGTGACCGACTTAGATATTATTTTGATTTAAGTATAACTGAAGTAAGTTTAATCATTCATTCAGTTTTACATGAATTAGATGTGAGTATAAATAAACGGTTTATAAATTTCACTCTTGAACAATATAAATATGGTTTTAAAACTGGAGATAAAAAATATACATTAATTGTTTATTTTAGTAACAGAATATTAAGTCCCAGTGAATTAGCAGAAGAGGTAAAAAAGTTTCCAAAACCTAGAAAAGAAAAATCTCAAGGGAGAAGAAAAATATGAAAAAAACAGTTAATAGTCAACAAATTAGATGGAAAGCTATAGTAGAAATTATGGCTAAATATAGTACAAGCAGCCCATCAGAGATAGCTGACTATCTTAAATCAGAGTATGGTATTGATACCACTCGACAAACTGTTCATAGAGATTTACAAAAAGATTTAGAGTCTCTCACATCTAAAGAAATAGATGGAATCAAATCTCAAATGCTTGCACAAATTGACGACCTCATATCTATTGCTTATAATAGAGCTACAACTGGCGATAAGGATTCTTTAAAAGCTATGGGAGTTTATAACAAATTAATTAAAACGAAAGCAGAGATAATAAATAAGTTTCACGAATTTAAATTAAAATTAAAAGAAGAAGATAGACCGATATATCGAATTATTATAGGGACTCAGAAAGAAGTGGAGATAAAAGATGAGAATAAGAATACTAAATAAAAAGTGTATAAAATGTGGTAAAGATTTAAATACAAGAAATATATACACTGCTTCAATTAAAAAACATGATTATGTGTGTAAAAAGTGTAGTTACCTTAGAGTAAGTAAATTTTCGTTTCAAAAAAAGAAAGAATTTAGTAGTAGGTTAAAAATTAATGGTTGTGCAATATGTGGATATAATAAATGTGATAAAGCTTTAGAATTTCATCACGTGAATCCAGGGGATAAAAAATTTTATGTAAATTCTAATTTAGTGTACCAACACAAAATAACAAATAGTATGGTAGTTGAAGAATTAAATAAATGTATTTTACTTTGTGCTAATTGTCATAGAGAGATACATACATAAACAGAAGGAGGTTAAAATTAAAAATGATGAGTCAAAGTGAATATGAAGAAAAGATGAAAAAATTGGAGGAACAAAAAAAGCAGTTTGAAGAAAAGATGAAAGTAAAACCACCTCTGTACAAAAGAATATGGTTTTGGGTTACTTGTTTGCGACCCACAACAAAAATAGAAGCAGCTCATGTAGCACAAGCTATTGTTGCAAATAGACAATTAATAAACTCTTTGGTGGTTCACACTAATAAACAAACTATAAAACTGAGAGATATGAGTATAGTTATAAATAAAATGTTGGGAAATGAAGAAGTAAAAGAAGAAATAAAAGAAGATAAAAATGATGTAATGTTTAATTAATGGAGGAATAAGAAATGGTAGTAATAAATCCACATATAATGAAGAAAGCTGAAATGTTAGAATATATGACCGGTAGATGTAAACATCACCACACATATTTAGAACATCCTAATTGTTTTATAAAAGAAAAGAATAGAAAATTAAGAATAGGTATACTAGATATTGAAGCAAGTAACTTGAAAGCAAATTTTGGTATGATTTTATCATATTGTATTAAAGTTTATGGTGAAGATGAAATACTTGAATCCACAATTAAAGAAGAAGATTTACGAGATGGAACATTTGATAAAAATGTATGTAAACAATTAATTACAGATTTGTTAAAATTTGATTTAATAATTGGATACTACTCAACGAAATATGATATTCCATTTATACGTAGTAGATGCTTATTTTATAGGTTAGATTTTCCTATATACAAAACTATAGACCACAAGGATTTATATTATATGGTAAGACGGTTATTGTCTTTAAATAGAAATTCCCTTGCAGCAGCAACAAGATTTTTAGGTATAAAAGGTAAAAATAATGTCATGGGTCAGGAATGGCAACAAGCGGTTTCATGTAGTGGAGAAAAATTCAAGAAAGCAATGGCGTATATCTTAGACCACAATCGAAGAGATGTTATCATTACAGAAAAACTTTACGACAGATTAAAATCATTTGATAGAGGAATCGTTAAATCAATGTAAGGAGAATTGTAATGAAAGTTTGTATAAGCTGTGGAAAACGAATTGACCATCGAGGTAATAGAGCTGTGAGATGTGAACTTTGTCAAAAGAAACATCGTAATGTTGTTTGGAATGTAAGAGGTTCAGGAAGAGCAAATAAGAGATTCTATCAACTATGGAAATTCCTGAACAATAATCATTTCTCATCTGAAGAATTACAAGTATTATTTAAAAAGCGTAAATCAGATTGTAAAAATGCCAGTAAGAAAGAAATACAAAAGCTTAGAGCTGAGATGTTAATCATTAATGAGGCAACGAAATATGAAAGGTAAATATTTTCTTTACAAAGATGAAGATGGAGAAGTTTATTCAACAAATGACTACTCCACATTTATTTTATATGTAAGGATGTTTTGTGGAGATGACGATGAACGACTTCCAGAAAATAATGAATAGGGAAAAAGAAATACAGGATGTTATGAGAAATCCGAAACTTATGAAATTCATAATTGAAGAAGTTCATAAAGAAGGAGTAGTTGGAGAAGAAAATAGCATTATGGCACTTATACTTAAAATCTCTCTTCGATTAGTAAAAAATGCCACTCCTACAAGTAGCAACATTCTTGTATCTGATATTAGCGGAGGGGGAAAGGACCATCTAGTGAAGCGTGTTTGTGAAGTGATGCTTGAATCAGAAGAGACATATTATCATCGAACTGACTTATCTGAAAAGGTGTTGAATTACTGGGAAATTAAAGACGAAGATAATAATCCTATTTCTTGGAATGGAAAAGTGTTATGGTTAGAGGACCCTGTAGAAAAGGTTATTAAGTGTCAAGGATTCAAGATTCGAGCATCTGGAGGAAATGCAATTACAGTATTAAAAGACCAAGTCCCCACAACTATTCTTGTAAATGGTAAACCAGTGTTTATTGTCACCAGTATGAAAACCAGTATTGATGTTGAAGGAACACGAAGATGGGATGTTGTAAGAATTGATACAGGTAAAAAACTTACCGAAGCAATCATTGAATATTCTTTAAAAAAAGCAGCCGGACTCATTAAATATTATCCTGATACATTATTAAGAGAAGGATTAAAGCATCTTAGTTCATATGAAGTTGTTGTTCCATTTGCAGAAGAACTAATTGGACAACTTGTAACTAAAGTAGCAATGAGAACACAAGTATTGAAACTCATAGATTATATTAAAGCTAGTGCTGTTCTTCATCAATTACAAAGAGAGAAAAATGAAGATGGACAATTAATTGCGGTGTACGAAGATTACGAATATGCAAGATTCTTATTTACAGAGCTTCAGAATATGAGAGGAGAAGCATTGAATAGACAAGAAGAGAGATTCATTCAATATTTAGAAGATGCTAAAGAACCGAAAAAACTCAGAGATATTGTAGATGAAATGAGTGGGGTAACTAGATACTGGATTGACAATCATATGAATGATTTAGTTGAGAGAGACTTAGTAACAATTACATATGATTTTGATGCAGATTCAAATAGAGAAATAATGCATCTAAGTATTAGTAATAGAAGTAATAATGTAAAGCAGCTTCCAAGTGCAAAAGAATTATTTAATGCGGATGGGTATGCATCATCAAAACAATTGTATAAAGATATAAATCTTGAAAGAAAAGGATTGAAAAGATTGTTTAAAAATTTGAGGTAAATAAAATGAATGATGAAGTAATTCAGAAAATATGTATTATAATAATTGGTATATGTTTAATAGCTATTATATGTTGTAAAATAATTTGAGGTGAAATTATGAAACGAAGAAAATCAAAGCTTGAAAAGTTGTATTGTACTTATGGAGCGTTATCAATATGAAAAAAGATGATATATTAGACGAAATATATATTTTAGTAGATGAAGCAAGAAAGGCATTAACTGAGGGTTTAGATAAAGAATATGTTCAAGGATTACTTATGGCTATAATGCTAAAAATAGAGCGTGAATAAAATGGGATGTGGATGCAGAGGAAGAAATAAAAAGACGAAACCAGCACCACGATTTACGAAGTGTAATTTTTGTGGGAGAATAGATGTACCACTCCCTTTAAAATCTGCAAATAAGAGAGGTAGCAAAGTTATTTGTAAGGATTGCATTCTTAAAGGAGTTGGATTATAATGTATAGTTGTGATAAGAAAACGATGAAAGGTAGGTGTAATCGTAGACCATATGTTGAAGTTTATCGCACTTTTAACATTCCTGGTTCTCATGGAAATAACTCATCTTGGTCTTATCTATGTTTTTTCCATTTTGTAATTGATTTAGTTATGAATAAATTAATGAGAAGTGGGAGAGGGTATTGTTATGTTTCTTATGAGTGTACATTCTTAAAGAGATTACGAGATAAAAAAGATTATAGTGAGGAATATGAATGAAACATTCTAAAGCATACTATGAGTGGTTAGATAGTTATAAGAAAAAAAAGAAACCCATTATTATTGAAGATACAGTCGCTCCTGTTGATTATAGTTTTATAGATAAATATAAAGAAGAAAAAGATATTGAAGAAGCATCAAAGAAAAAGAAAAAACGTAAAACACGTAAACAATTAGAAGAAGAATTAATAAAAGAAAAGAAATATGAAATAAATGCTGACTATTATAGTGGGTGTTCAACTAGTACATATTATTAATATTGGAGTATGAAATATGAGAGAATCATGTTTAAATTGTGTTAAAAAACATCTTGCTCAAGCCACAATACTCATATCGGAATACGAAAAGAGTATTGATAAAAAGGGAAATAAAGTATATCCGCATCATAAATGGTATGCACTTGGACATTTAGCAGAAGCGGAAGATGAATCAATAAAAGTAAGTTTAACTTTATCTGATACTATAAGAAAGTTGAGATTAAAATGGGAGAAGGGGAAATATGTTTCCGTAGAACCTATTTTTAATTTAGTAGAAAATTTGGAGGAATAAATATGGTAAAAATAGATGTAGAAGAAAATGAAGCAAAAGCGTATGTTGAATTATTGAAAGATGCAAAAATGCCACCCGAAATGGGATATACTTTAACTATGTTGAAATATAAGATATTTACTGCATTCAAAAAAGATGGTGATGCAAAAAATAAACTATTTGTACAAAAAAATTGCCTTAATTACATAAGAGAAGTGCAAGCATACAGATATGATAAAACATTATTAGGGA